TATACTCTGTTATAGATTCTACGAAGTGTACCACCGCTTGCTCCGTTTGACCACTTTTCAAAGTTTAATTTAATTGTTTTCATTTTTATTTTGTTTTAAAGGTTAATAATGCCAATAATCTGTAATACTGGCAAATTATTGCGTATTGCGATATGCAATAATGTATCATTAACCATCCATTTATAGCCTTACTTGTATCATTAATGTGTACAATCTGGATAGGTGCAGTTGTTGTTTAGTCTGCAACTCTCCCCTTCTCTTTTGATGTGCTTACACTTTTCTAATTTCTCAAGCGTGTCCTTCAGTATCACATTCCAAGTCCACTTGTCCTTGTCAGCGTTCCAAAGTTTCTCGTACATCTCAAGTAGTATCTCTCTATTTGTCATTTTTTTACCCTTATTTTGTGACAATTTAAGGTTCATCGTTGTGAGTATTTGCGATTTGCGAATCACGAATGTGTACCACTTTGGTACTCATTAATTCTTTTTCGGATCACAATAAATTCTTGACTCTTGATAGTTCCTTCTCTAGCCTTATGTTTCTATCGTGTAGCGACTTGTTGTGATTCATTAATAACTTATTCTTACTGTTCAACTCGCTAGCATCAAGCATAGTATTTCTAAGCTTCTGCGAGATCTGGACCAGTCTAAATCTAAGTTCTTTTAGTTCTATTATAGATTCAGCATCTTCTACGTCTCTGTATACTTCTAAGTTCAAGCATAAGCTCTTGTATATGCTATTGTAGATGTTCTTGTAATTAGAAAGAAACCTCATGTTATCGTTATGATTTCTCTTTGCATGAAGAACAGTTGAATGATCTTTATTTAGTATTGAACCTATAGCTGCTAATGATAAGCTGGTGAGTTCTGTTGCTACTACAAAGAAAGAATGCTTAATGATTATGTTTTCCTTTTTTCTGTTGTCTACAAAATTGTTTTGTGCTGCGAACTCTTTGAAAAACATTCTAAGGGTTTCGTACTCAGTTGTGTAGTTAATTATAGGTTGGTCAATCTTCATCTTGAGGTAATACTTTTTTTATGTATCTGTATACTTTGTCGTAGGCTTCCCATTTAGCCTTCATTGCTGTGAGCATTTCTTTTAGCTCTTTATTGTTTGGTTGTGTGCGCAGGTCGTTCTCATACTCATCTATGAAGTAGGATAGAAACGAGCATTCTCGCATCACCATTTGTTCTAGATCCTTACTGCTCATCTATCTCTTTATCTAAGATTTGTTTTTGCCATTCTTGTAGCTGTTCTTCCCTATGGTCATCTACAACTAGCCTGAGCTGTGCTAACTCAGTAGCACTAAGGTCCAGGATCAATTCAACTTTATCTTGGATATCTGTAAACATGTCGCTGTTGATTTTATCTAGCTGTGCTATTGGTCCACGGATCACCTGCTCAATGTCCTTTTCTAGACGGTTCATGTTTTTCTTTATGCTCTGCTTGTAGAGATTGGTGTTTTTAAAGTTGTCCATCTGTTCAAGTGTAGCTTGGTACAGTACGACTAACTTAAGACCCTCTTCAAATTTGTTGTAATCACTCATCGTTCTTCTTCATTTTATAAAACAAATATCCATTCCATGTGCATACTAACACAGTCGCAATTACTATATCAATCAGAGACATAACAGTTTTTCTTCGTAGCTATGAAGTAACAAAGACTTAAGCCTGAGCTTTTGTCCTGCTGTATTTGAGTATGGGAATTTGAGTGCTAGATTTAACACTTCTATGCGCAGTTCTTCCACACGTCTTCTGACGTATGTTCTGTGTCTTCTTCTCCTGATCATGCTCTTGTTGTTAGTCGTTAAGCAATCTCTTAATCTTATCTGGATCGTACCTTGCTACTGACCTCAGATTCTTACGCTCTTGTATGCAAGCCTCTTTGTATGCTGTCCTAGAGCAGTCTGTCCCTAGTTCAGTAAAAAGCTTTGCATTGATACGTAGTACCTCATCAATCTTTTCTTTGCAATGGCTGCAGCTGCTGTATCCTCTCTTGCTCATCGTTCGTATTTATTTTCTATTGCACTAAATTCATTCACTCCTGTTTTGATAATGTCTAGCTCGCTGCGGACTTTACGTATGCAGTCTTGTACAAGCTTGACTACTATCTCTTCATCTAATAAAGGATCACCTGTTGATGTGTGTAGCTTTTCGTAGAGTTCTTCTATTGCTTGAGACGCACGGTATGTACCTCTGAAGTAACAGCTTGATAACTCGTCCTTATCCATTCTTATTAGCATCTAGTATATGTTTTATCACGTGGTTAACCTGTTCTTGGTTTCTGGGCATAAACAACATGTAATCACCCATACCTAATGCTTGTAAGTGGTGCATAAACAGCTTCCATCTTAATGGGAAACTGTGGTTACTAGGAACATATCCTTTGGTCTCAATGATAAACTTATGACTGTCACTCACGAAGTCAGGGGTATATGTTATACCTCGTGATACTTTGTTTGTGTAGTCTCTCATCATCTTTTGCTTAGGTACTGATTTAAGATAGGTTCCAGTGTAGCGTGTGCTCGGCAAGATATCGTAGGTACGTGCTTCGTATCCAAAGTCTATACCTGCTTTCTTTAGTTCTTTGTAGCAGTAGGCTTCTAATCCAGAGGCGAAATTAACACCGTCTATTGTTACCTTCTTAGCTTTTACTGCACCACGCTTTGCCATAACTATCTCATTACTAGTCTAAATTAGATCTTATATCTGACAACTCCAAATTTGTTATCACCTTTTGATCCTTTAATGTTAATATCTTTGGGGCATACAATCTTTCTCCATCGTTAGTATAAAAACCTGTGAGATCTGAGTTTGCTTTTAACAGTAATGGCTCATCAATTGGTGTAGGTGATCCTCCTAGTTCTGTTGTTCTAACCTTGCGCACATGTATCTCACTGGTCCTGCGAATGTGGTGCTCTGGATGCTGGATCTTTCTGTGTATCGTAATGAATGTTGAAGGTCTATTTACCATCTTACCTCCTCCTTCAGTATCCTCAGCGTATGGTGCTACAGGTAAACCATCTTGACCTTTACGTCTCTGTGCTTCTGAAGCAGCGTGCATGTTAACCCATGTTGCCATGTCGTTAGCTTCTGTGTAGGTTAGAAATTCACTGATAGCCTCATAATGGTATTCATGTGTGCTGAGGTTGTTGTGTCCACTCATCTGTATTTTTAGTGCATTATATGGATCTATGAAGAACGCATCTACCTGCTGTGACCTGCGCAGCTTTTCACACATAAGTATGAGGTCCTTGTATCCGTACACTTCTCTATTGCTGATGATAGTGAAATGCTCCTGCACCCAGTTGAATGCCATCTTACGCTCCTGGAAGGTCATTGTATCAATTCTACGGTCCACTAAGAATTCCATCAGGGTTTTCTTTAGTAGTGCTGTTTTGTTTTCCGCTGAATAAAGTACCCACTTCCATTGGTGACGGATAGCTGAATTCATGATCAGGTAGAGCATCACAGTGGTCTTTCCAACGTTGGAGTGACCGTTAGCTACCAACAGCTCTTTCTTGTATCGGAAGTATTTATCCCAATGATTGTTACCTGTATCTAGTCCAGGGATTATGTGTCCCTCTGCAAACTTTTGTATCCAGTCAAAGTCATCATCATCACTAGAAAGAAAGTTGAAATCAATCTGATCAAGATCTGTCTCTTTGATGATCCTATTCTCCTCACTGATCACCTCAGCAATAGGCATCTTCTTTCCATGCTCAATACCATCACGAATAGTGGCACGTGCTTGATCTTCACTGTCTAAGTCACGTTTGAATATCTCACGCTGCAGGATACGAACACCTTCATCTTCTTCTACAGTACCTGCCCCTATATAACCACCTACCAGTACAGCTGCATTACGTAATGTCTCGTGCTTATTACCATCTGGAGCATTAGCAATCATACGTGCTGCTATTGCTAATTTAGTATAGTCAGTGCCTAGTGCTACTTTGCTTTGTACAACCTGTTGACGTTCGCTCCTCTCGGTGAGGATGCCTGTAAATACGTCACTGTTGTCTTTTATCACTATGTTAGGATCGTATGACTCAAAGCAAGCTCTAGATTCGTTTACCCCTGATCCATCAACCTCTAAGCCATATTGCTTATCAAAGTAGGTTACAAGTGCTCTGAATTGATCTCTGTGTCTTTCTGGGAACTTGATCTTAACAAGTGCCTTGAGACCTGTTCCTGAAGGTGAGACCCATACAGAATAAACGTATTGATCCAATGAGATGGTGCGTTTTACGTCTTCAACATCTTCTAAGTGGTCAAAGTCTAATACAATGTAACCACTGTGGTCAATCATTGCGTCATCTCTACGCTCCTTAAATTCACCTGAAAACAGTACTACAGGTAGTTGTAGTTTTAGTAGTTTATCCCCTGTCTCACGTAAAGCTTCAACAGTATCCTTACTCTTCCCCGACTGGATACGTGTAAGTGCCAGTCCAATTGGTTTGTAGTGTATTGTCTCCGTGTCCCTGACGTTGGGCATTATTGTTATGTTGGCTTGCATTGTCTAGTGCTACTTTAAGTAATATTAAATATCCGATGAGATCTTGTACGGTGTCCTCTGTGTCCACACCAATACCTCGGTTTTTTATTCTCATGAGTTTGTCATCAATCCTAGCACACAGGTTCTCTACAGCTGTTCCCTTTGCGAATATGTTTGCAGGGTTTATTGCGCTGTCTCCGTATGCTTGGTTTTTGCTGACAAGAAGCTCTATTACGTCTGTGCCAACTCTTCTGATCTGATCTTCTGTTGTCATACTTTTGTTCCGATTGGTTTACTTGATATTACCTCTGTTACAATTACTAGAGGTTTCTTTTTGCTTTTGTTCCAGTAGTAGTCTGCGATCCATTTGCTCTTATGCTTGTTGATCTCTGCAGCTGTGTTGTAGGAGCATACCACCCATACCTCACGTGTTCCTTTTGATCTGTTACTTTGAACATACTTAATGCGGACTATACTGTAGTAGATTATCTTACTCACTGTTGTGGTAAAAAAAGGGGCAGCTCATTGAGCCACCCCGATTAATTAGAATGGCAGGTCCCCACCTGGAGATGTTGGAGCTGCTACAGGTGCTGCCTTTTGGTAGCCACTGCTTTTCTGTGCACGAGGGTCTAGAACCTTCATGATGTTTTTGCCCTTGTAAGTCTGCTGAACCTCAAAGTTGATCCAACCAGTCTCGCTGACATATTTAAGCAAGTCTTGTGCTTGCTCTTTAGTGATTCCCACACGGAAACGAACCGTTGGGGCGTTGACGTTGCCCATCAAGACACCGTCATTCTCGTACTGCTTCTCTTGCATGTTACTAGAATTAAATTAAACAAAAAATCAAATTTGACCATACACACCGAAGGTATGGGTACCCTTTGTAGGGCGGTCCAACCATTGGCGAATATTCTGTATAGCGGACCAAAACTTAGCCTCGCCTTTAGACAGTGTAAGCTTGCTTGCCTTGTATACACCTGTGAGGTGTGGGCTTTGCTTGCTTTGTACTACCCAATAAAAATCATCTTGCTGCTCTACCTCTGTGTAGATGTAGGCTTGTACATCATAAGAGTATTTAGCCACGTCCCATTTAAAGCCGTGTACGCTCTTTGCTGTTGTCTTGCTATCAGTGATAAAGTTTTTACCTCTAACGTCCAGAAAACCACGTACAGGGATGTCTCCGATCCAGTCTACTATCTCGTACTGTGTCTCCCCTGCTAGGTAGTGTCTCACTGATTGTATCTCACCTGTCTCCATGTCTAGTACTTCTGACTCATCAAGACGGTTGATCATAGTCTCTGCTTGGACCATCATATCTTCAGTGACAATGCTTTTACCTTCTGCGTGCTCTAACTCACCAGCAAACCAATCTTTGTAAATCTTACTTGCCCTTGGGTTCTTGTACTGATCAGATAGCTCTATTATCTTTTTGTCATCGTAGATAATGTAGTACTTGTCTGTAAGAGTCTCTGGCTCTAGAAGTAGTGTGTCGTATAGACCACCAAATTGAAGTGCATCAGAAGTCTTTCTAAGGTTTCCAGACATGTACATTTCAAACAGCTTCATATCCTGGTCAGGAGATCCATCTGCGGCATATTTCAGTGCACTGTAGGAAAGGTATCCCTTGCCTGTGCGCTCCATTAGTTTGCTAGCGAAGTCCATTACTTGATAAATTTAGAGATGGCTTCTTTCTGCTTGTCACTCCAGGTGTCACCGTACTTACCCATAACAGCTTTGTATGCTGTTTCTCTTGCACTCTTCGTCTTTGCTGCCTTGATGTATTCAATGGCTTGTTGGAAGGTGTTAGTCTCTGTACTTGTGCGTTGTGCAGGAGCTGCAGCTTTAGGCTTGTGATCATTGGTAGCGTCAGCATCTTTAGTATCATCAATCAAGAACATACCGTTAAGTGCGTACTTGCGAGCATATGAGCTTGAACTACCGAATGACTGAGCTATATCCATACCCTTGCGTGATGGATCAATACCTGCCTGTGCTGAAGCACTAACCTTACTTTCCCCATCAAACACTGTTACTGTTGAGTTGATGTAAGGGATCTGACCAACATACAAAACCTCATCCGAGATAGTCATTGATAGATTGTTCTTAGCTAGTAAAGGTTTAACAGCCTCTAAGATGTCCTCTGCGGAACGGTAAGCGTACTTACCAAAGCTGTTGTACTGCCCCTTTGGAGCTTTTAATTCTGACTGTACCGCTTGCAAGCGATCACTCAACGTCTTTGATGTTGCCATAAACTATCGGGAATTTAATTAAGTTTTCTTGCTCTTCTTGAGCACGCATTGCCATTAGTGCAAAGTCAACCTTTGTCTCTTCTTCATCAAACTGTTTAAATGATTCTTTAAGAGCTGTAAATGCCAAGTCTCTTTCGTAAACGACATTTTTATAGGCTTGGTCTAGGGCGTTAATACGTGCTAGTAAGTATTCAATTGATTGATCCGTCATTGGAGTTCAAATATAAGGATTTTATTTCTTAATTAAATGTATAAGTACATGTCTATTGTATCAATATCCTCGCTAATACCCTCTAAATCTTCTAGTTGCAAATCATACTTCCTGAGTATATTGTCTACTACTAGCTCATTTACTTTTCCAAAATGGATTGCTGCATTTAACAGTTCTTGACCACAATCAATCACTATGTTCGCTGCTCTGCGTGAAAGAGAAAGCATCTCTTCTGTATCGTACATCTTCATAATCAAATAGTCATCATCCAACCAAGGCGGTTCATAGCATCGGCTTCAGAACGAGTAGCTTTGTACATGCTATCAGCCTTTAGGTACATACCTGAGTTACGGAAACAGTGTTCACCGTTATCAACGAATTCAGGAACTTCAACATAACAGCCCTTCTCAGGGTCATATAAAGCCCAATGAGCTTTATTCTCCATGGCTCTCACCTTCTTCACTGCCTCACGCTTACTGTGTGCCCACACATCATTAAACCCACAGACAGATCCTTTCTCATCAATCCAGTTGAAGTGGTAGTTGTACTCACCTCTACTGTTCTTTAATAATTTTTCTCTTGCCATTACGATTTTCTGTATTGGTTATACAATTCATCTGCCTCAGAACCAAGCTCCTGCTTGTGTAGATCGTCAATCATCTGCAAGATGTTTTGACGTTGCTGACTACCTCTACGGTAGACACGTGGATCTTCAGTACGTCCGTAGTACCAGTCGTGAGCTTTTAGAAGCTGCTCTAGCTGTTGTAGATCTTCCATGTTGTATTATATTTTTTCAAATTCTCTGTGTTCATCGTATTGCTTTGTGACATCTTCAAGTGTGTCTCCAAAGAATTCTTCTCCAGTCTCAGGGCAGCTTATGATAAACTGTACCTCTTCACCTCTGTTGAATGCGTAGTCAGCAACACCGATCTGGTAGATCTCGTCTTCTGAGTACACGAAGGTGTAACCACTTGTTGTGTTTCTTGAAAGTTCAAAGCCGTATCCAGCACCGAAGTTGCTCTCTTTTGCTTTTTCTAATACAGCCAACTCAATTGGTTCTAGATTAGCCGTGGTCGGGAAAATTGCGATTTGCTTGTACATGATCTTCTGTTGTTAAATTAAACCGTTATCTAATAGTGTGAAAAACTCTGACGCTACAGCATCGTTTACCGATTCTGCCTGTTGGTAGGTGAGCTGTCCGTAGCTCTTAGCACATAAGCTTTGAGCAAACTTTTCGCAGTTAAGGTTGAAGTAGGTTTGGTATTCCATGATATTCACTTGTTATAAATTAAAGGTCGTTAAGAATTTCAAAAAGAGTCAGTTCAAGGTCACTGTACTCTTGGGTATTCTGTTTACCCATCAGACGCATGCGATGAAGTTCTTTTTCAATTCTAATCTTTGCGGATTCTTGGTAGCTGTTTAAGTAAGCCATATCACTTGTTATTGTTGTTCCATACGAAGATAAGAAAACCAAATCAATAAACAATACATATCCACAAAATAATTCACAATTAATTACTAAGTGTCTGTAAATCAGATAAAAAGATTTAACATTTTTATTGTTGCGAACAAAAAAAAGAGAGCCTAAGCCCTCTTATTTCCTTTTGAGTAACAGCATTTGCCGTCACATTCTTTGGGTTCTACTTCACAGTATTTCCGTTTACTGTCTGTAGGATGCTTTATCTTTTTCTTACTCATTGAATAGATACTTATTGATTAGTCTTCTTACAATTACCAGTGCCAGTATACCTAGCGCAAAGTAAAAAGCTAACCCCTGTATCTTCTCAAGAATGGTTTTATTTTTAACATATACAATTTTTTCATAGGGTATCTCAATAGTCCGAACTATCGTATCCGAGGCGCATTCTGCGTTTATAATAATCGTGTCGTTCACCTTTACTAATTGTACCCTCAGACGATCCTTCACTACGGTTATAGTATCGTGTTGCTTCAAAGTCACAGTATCCGTGATAGCCACAGGCTGCACTACAACCGTGTCCATCACAACCAGCGTGTCTTTTTCCAGAATCAATGGGTCTTTTTGCACCGCTTTCTTCAAGTGCCATTGTGCGCTGCAGCTCGTTAATAAGCTTAATAGAATTAACTTTACCGCCCATCTCATTTCTTAGCAAATTTCTCCAACCCTGCGATACCAAATGACCCAAGAGTCACTATTACAAAAGAATTGTAAGTGAATTCATTGATCACTAAATCCTTACCCATAGCACCACTGACAACGTCAGCAACCATTACTAATACCATAACAGCAAAAGACATAAACCCAATGATTGTTTTTTCATTGTAGCTGTTGTCTGTTTTGAAGATTTCTCCGAAGCTCATAATTTTCTTTGTTAGTGTTTTCATAGTATTATATGATTAAATTCTATTTTGTTTCATCGTAGTCAACATACGTGATAGTGACATCTTCCCCTGCTTCTACTGCTGCTGCAATATCTGGATAGATACGCTTGTAAGCACTAACAGAGCTTCCTATAAATCCCTTTTCATCTGAGCTGTCACCCACAAGTAGACAACCAGCGGTATGCTCATCAGTATTACCTGTGTGGATCAGTATGTACTCAAACCCTGGCACATCACGTACCCACAACATACCTTTATGCATGCTGCCATACTTTTCAGTATACCTGCCATGAAATCCGCCAACAGTTCTTAAAGTAATCTTATATGTTCCTGAAGGAATTCTAGTCTCACCCATCACTTTCTCATCTCTGTGCTCATCCTCTAAGGTATAAGCAAGGAACTGCCGCCCATCGGTTTCGTTGAGCAGCATTCCTAGTGTGTAGTCATTCGTTGTGTGGTATCGTAGGACCTTTAGTTTCATTATTTAAAGTATTGATTATTTAATTCGTCTAGCATCTTCTTCCACTCCATTGGTGGTTTGATTGTAGGCATTCCTTTCATTTTTGGAATCTTAACATATCCAAGGTCATACTTCTGCAGTGTTTCAATAACACGCTCTTGTTTCTGTTCGTTTGTCAGTCCGTTGTATACATCACTAGTAAACAACTCACTAAGTATATCTGCTCTGTTTTGAGCGTACACTTCTTGTACCTTTTGGATCTTTTGTCTGTACTCCTCTTCTTTTTTAGGATCCCATCCTGTAACCTTAGCTCCAGTCTCTGGGTGCTTAGTAGGAATTCTAGTAAGCTTCGTAGGGAACCCAGGAATTACATTTGCATCTTCCTGTAGAGAGTACAGTCTGTAGATCTCGTTTAATACTGGCTGGTCCTCCACAGGATGCTCTTTAGTAAAGTCTACTAGATTGTAGTACCAAGACTTCACGCCTTCTGGTGTCTGTGGAATTTTTCTTCCTAGCATGTCAATCTTAATAGGAATACCTTCAGATTCAAATAGACGGTCCATAACAATGTAACGGAACTTAGTCTCTATACTCTTAGTACGAAGGTTAGGCATGTACTCACGAATAGATCTGTGAACAGCACTCATCGTGTTAGGGAATGGAATAGCAGTCAAGCTTCGGAATGTGTTTTCCATCCACTTCTCTACATCGTATTCACTAGCTTCGCCACTAAGAACTTTAAGTAGACCATTAGCCCCTGTGAGGAACGATTGGCTATTTAAGAACTGTACTGTACCAAGACCTACTCCAAGTTCGTCAAACACCTTGCTAAATGGTTCAAAGAAACCTTTGTCTTTATCACCTACATAGTAACCCTCCTCTTGCTGTTGAGCTTCAGCAAGGTTATTCTTAATAGATGTAACACGTGCACCAATCACCATACCTGGAATACCAAACTTATCGTAACGAATAAATATATCACCGTCACGGTAGCTAGGATCTTCACC